GACCATGAGTTGATGACAGAGCGTCTCAATATCATGGTTGCCATTGAACCATACATCGGAACATACTATTCAAGAGATTATGTAAAGCGTAAAGTTCTACGTCAGACAGATGAAGAGATAGAAGAGATGGCACAGGAGATGGAAGAAGAAAATGAGGCAGGTATAGGTGTACCATTAGAAACGCAGAATCAAATGATGCAAGGTGCAGTAGATGCAGAGGCACAAAGACAAGGTAACTTAGGTAAAAATAAAACTGAACCCTCTCTCGACAACAAGAAAAATGGAGGACGCACAGAGGCACCAGAAATAGACATCAAGAAAGCGAAGATATAAATATAACTAGCGTTTTATAATATTTGAATGGATTCTGCTGAATTTATTGACATGGTTGCAAGCGATGCTCCGTCTGCGGAAGTATCTGATGCTTTGAAACAAATGATGTTTGCAAAATCTGCTGAGTTTGTGGATGCTGCTGCACCTGAGGTTGCTAAAACTTTGTTTGGCGAACCTGAGGAAGGCGATCCCTTACCTGAGGTGGGTGATGGTTTTGAAGAACCAGAAGCAAACGCTGAACTTGAACAAGAACCTGAACAGGAAGAAGAATGAGTGCATCACAACCACTATCATTAGTAACAGATTATGGTGAACTTAGCAGTGCTAACGCAACGTCTGCTGTAACCTCTGCTCAGACAGTGAAGACTGGTGTGCTTTACGTAGTCTGTTCAGAAGCAAAAGCAGGTGGACACATAGCAGTTTGCAATACCGCAAACCAAGCAGGTGTTGGATCATTTCATGTAGCAAAGGGAGATTCATTCCTTTATCGTTACGGACATCCAGCTAAAGCACCAGTTTCTGCTATCAGTAAAGCAAGCAATGCAGTTATAACTATTGATCATACAGATACAAAATTACAGGTAGGTGATTTCGTTACCCTCTCTGGATCATCTGTAGGAACATACAATAGCACGATTGCACATAAAGAGATTACAGCAATTCAAAGACCACAAAGAGTCAATGAATTCAAAACAACTATCACAGTTGACGCTGACACATCATCTCTAGCAAATTTTACTGGCACAGCAACATTATCAAAGTCTGTCATATTCAGACTAGCACCCGAAACAGCATCGGGTTGTACGTTACACTTACATGAGGTAGGAATAGGATGAAGTTAATTTCAGAAGAAATAGAATCAGTCGATATTCTTACTGAAGAAAAGGACGGAAAGAAAACTCTTTACATTCAAGGTCCGTTTTTACAGGCAGAGATAGTCAATCGCAACAAACGTTGCTATCCTCTCTCTACTATGATGAACGAGGTAAAGAGATACAATGAAACGTTCGTATCTAAAGGACGTGCACTAGGAGAACTAGGGCATCCAGACGGACCGCAAATAAACCTTGATCGTGTATCACACAAGATATGTTCTCTTACACAAGAGGGTAATAACTTTGTGGGTAAAGCACAAATCTTGAGCACACCTATGGGTAAGATAGCAGAATCTCTTTTAGAATCTGGTGTAAAACTCGGTGTATCTTCAAGAGGTATGGGATCTATCGTAAACAAAGAAGGTGTTTCTTATGTTGGCGAAGACTTCATGCTTGCTACTGCAGCAGACATCGTTGCTGATCCATCTGCACCTGACGCATTCGTAGATGGCGTAATGGAAGGCAAGGAATGGGTATGGGAAGGTAGCGTTTTGCGTGAAAAAACTGTATCAAATATATCAAAGAGTATAAATACTTTGGTGGATTCTAAGAAACTAGACGAGTACAAGCTTTCTTTATTTGAAAAGTTTCTAAACAATCTATAAATGTCTAAATAATAACATAAATTCTAAGGAACTAAGGACTGGCAACAATGACCGCAGCAAATAGCGAACTACATGAAATGGAGAACCAGGTCACCAAGGGATCTAAACCTGCGGAACCTATGCCAAAAACTCCAAATTATGTACCCGACGCAGGGGGAACAGGATACGAGGATCTAGGAGGTCCTACCCCAACAAATAGTAAACCTGACGACAACTCTAACAAGTTGAAAACACCTAGTGCAAAGTTTGCACAGCAAGGTGACGCACAAACTAAAGGCACTGCGGGCACAGTCAAAATGGACGGTCCCCTTGGAAACCAAGCAGATGGCATGAAGTCATCTGGATACGGCAGAGGTGCTAATGAAGAAACAGAAGCAACTGATGAAGTTGTAGCAGAAGCACCCGAACAGGAAGCTCCAGTAGGAGAGATTGAAATCGATCTAGAGGACGATGTACAAGCATTGTTTGAAGGAGAGAAACTATCTGAGAGTTTCAAAGAAAAAGCACGTACAATCTTTGAGTCAGCCGTAATGTCAAAGATTGCTATCGTAAAGGAATCGCTTGAAGCAGACTATGATGCTTACATCCAAAAAGAAATGGGTGAGTACAAAGCATCGCTTCAAGAACGAGTAGACTCATACTTGCACTATGTTGCAGAAGAGTGGATTACTGAAAATGCACTCCAAGTAGAGTCGGGAATCAGAGGTGAACTCTCTGAATCCTTCTTGACTGGCCTCAAAGGTCTTTTTGAAGAACATTATGTCGAAATCCCTGAAGACAAATATGATGTACTTGAGGCAATGGTCACCAAACTAGATGAAATGGAGACAAAACTCAACGAACAGATTGATAGCAACATTGCATTGACAAACCGTCTATCAGCATCTGTCTCCGATAACATCCTTGATGAAGTTAGCGAAGGACTTGCTCTTTCACAGAAAGAGAAGCTTGCTGAACTATCTAAAGGAGTTGAGTTTGAGAGTGAAGAACAGTACAGGGAAAAACTAGACGCACTTAAGGAATCTTACTTCGCTAAGAAACCTGTCGTCGAGTCCCAAGAAGTCATCTCTGAAGACGCTCCCGTTGTGGAGAATACCGCAGCGATGGATGCATACCTTCGAGCACTGACCCAGTTCAATTAGTCAAACACTTAAATTCAACACAAAGTAAATTCCATGTTTAACTCTGGACAACTCCAGAAGAAGTGGCAACCCTTACTTGAAGCGGAAGGTCTAGACAAGATCACCGATAATCACAGAAAGGCAGTTACTGCTCAACTTCTAGAAAACCAAGAAAGATTTCTTAGAGAGGAGAGAGCATTCTTATCAGAAGCACCTCCTACAGTAAACACAGACCCATCAGGCACAGGCAATCCAGGTTTCTCTGGTAGTGCTGCTGTTGGTGGACCTGTAGCTGGTTTCGACCCAGTTCTAATTTCATTGATCAGAAGATCTATGCCTAACTTGGTGGCATATGACCTTGCTGGTGTACAACCAATGAATGGTCCTACTGGACTTATCTTTGCGATGAGAAGTCGCTTCGATAATCAGAACGGAACAGAAGCATTATTCAACGAACCAGATTCAGCATTCTCAGCACAGAACAATGCAGCATCTCTTACACAGGGTGACTACACTGGTGCTACAGATGGTGACTCTGACGTTGGTTTCGGTACAACTGCACAAGGCGGTACAAACCCATCTATCTTAAATGGTGGTTCTGAAAACGCATACTCAGTTGGACAAGGTTTCAAGACACAAGATCTTGAAAAGTTAGGGGATAACACCACTAACAATGACTTTAGAGAGATGGCATTCTCAATCGAGAAGGTCAGCGTGACTGCGAAGTCAAGAGCTCTAAAGGCAGAGTACAGTCTAGAACTTGCTCAAGACTTGAAAGCAATCCACGGATTAGATGCTGAAGCTGAACTTGCAAATATCCTCTCAACAGAGATACTTGCAGAGATCAACAGAGAAATCATCCGTACAATCTACAAGTCTGCTGAAGCAGGTGCTCAAACAAACACAGCGACAACTGGTGTGTTTGACCTAGACACTGACTCAAACGGAAGATGGATGGTTGAGAAGTTCAAAGGTATGATCTTCCAACTAGAGAGAGATGCTAACGCCATCGCACAAAGAACTCGTCGAGGCAAGGGGAACATTATCCTATGTTCTGCAGACGTTGCCTCCGCACTAACAGCAGCTGGTCAATTAGACTACACACCTGCACTAAACAGCAACTTACAAGTTGATGACACAGGTAACACATTCGCTGGTACACTCAACGGACGTTACAGAGTATTCATCGACCCATTTGCTGCTAACTTAGATGCTAACCAGTACTACGTTATGGGTTATAAGGGTACTTCTCCTTATGACGCAGGTCTATTCTACTGCCCATATGTACCTCTACAGATGGTAAGAGCAGTGGGACAAGACACATTCCAGCCAAAGATTGGTTTCAAAACCAGATACGGTATGGTTGCTAACCCATTCGCTGAAGGTACTACACAAGGTCTTGGTAGAATTACTGGTAACAGTAACAGATACTACAGACGTGTAAAAGTTACAAACCTTATGTAAGCGAGTCGCTTATATCTTTACAAAGACTCCTCTTCGAGGGGTCTTTTTTTTATCTAAATATAACAGGAGACCTGCTTTCTACCCATGCACTGAAGATGCCTAAAGATCGTCCATCACAAATTGAAAATAGAAATTTTCTTGCACCTGTAGGATTTAAATTCAACCTTCAAAGAAGTCCAGGTACAGCATATTTCTGTAACCAAGCAAACATTCCTGATATAACTTTAGGAGTAACAGAACAACCAACATATCTACGTCAGATTCCTACACCAGGAGATATGATGGATTTTGGTGATCTGAATATAAGATTCTTGGTTGATGAAGATCTTAAAAATTTTATGGAGATTCAGAACTGGATGAGAGGTTTAGGATATCCAGAGAGTGTACAGGAATTTAGAGATTTAACAAAGACTGGAGCAAGACCTGAAAAGAGTTATAAAAATGAAGGTGATGACATTTATTCTGATGGTACATTACAAATTTTAAGTAGTAATATGGTAGCAAAGTTTAATGTGAATTTTAAAGATTTATTCCCAGTAAGCTTGACAACTCTAACTTTTGATGCTACAGATACAGATATAGAATACTTTACAGCAGACGCTAATTTCAAGTATACTTCTTATAACCTAACTAATTTATTGAATGAACCTTTATGATTGATCTGGAGTCGCTCCAGAAGATGTGGGAAGAAGATTCCAAAATAGATCCTGATAATCTACATACTGAATCATTGAATATACCATCTCTTCATGCAAAATATTTTGATTTATATAATACAATATTCCTCTTAAGAAAGAAAGCAGATCAACAGAGGAAGAACATCCGTCATGAACGGTATGAGTATTTTAGTGGCAAGGCAGATCCAGATGTATATGTAAAAGATCCATTTCCAAAGAAAATAAGAGATAAAGATACAATGCAAAAGTATCTTGATGCAGATGATAAACTTTCAAACTCATCTCTTAAGATAGAATACTATGATACAATGCTTACATATATTGAAAGCATCCTTAAAGTGATACAAAATAGAACGTATCAGATTAAGAATGCTATTGAGTTTATGAGATTTCAGTCTGGACTAGGGTAACTAAATAATCCCAGATGAATGGGATAGGTGATTGCCACGGGTGCTAATGTTATTATAGGTAAAGCAAACGAAGTCTTTTTAAGAATTAATGCTGAACCTCATATACAATATGAACTAAGAGACCACTTTACTTTTGAAGTAGAGGGTGCTAAGTTCATGCCTCAGTACCGTAAAAGAAATTGGAACGGAGAAATACATTTATTTGATTTAAGATCCAAGAGAATTTATATAGGATTACTAGACAGAATTATTTCTTTTTGTGAGAGAAGAGGATATACTTATACGTTTGTAGATAATGAATACTATGGTACTCCCTTTGAAGTTAATGAGGGAATATCATTACAGGGTGTTAAAGATTATATGGGTGCTATTTGTAAGCACAAACCTAGGAATTATCAAGTTGAGGGAGTATATGATGCTTTAAGGCATAATAGAAAATTATTGATATCTCCAACTGCGTCAGGCAAATCGTTGATGATTTATAGCCTTGTACGGTACTATGTGGATAAAGGCGAAAAAATTTTGTTAGTTGTTCCAACGACCAGTCTCGTGGAACAGATGTATAAAGATTTTCAGGATTATGGTTGGAATGCTGAGTCATATTGTCACCGAATATATGCTGGAAAAGAAAAAACAAATGAGTTTCCTGTTACTATTACTACATGGCAATCTGTCCATAAGTTAGATCGCAAGTTCTTTGTAGATTATGATGTAGTCATAGGTGATGAGGCACACTTATTTAAAAGTAAGTCCCTAGTATCTATAATGACAAAATTGGAACATGCAAAATATAGATATGGATTTACAG